GCCACGTTGTAGTCCAACGAGATGCTCTCGTCTCCGTAGAGATCCAGGTACCCGCTTGCTGTTTGAATTGTTAGAGCCATGCTTTGTTTTTCAATGGGTTGGCGTAGTCAAGCGTGAACGTGTACTGGGTCAAGAAGTCATTGACGCTGGTCTTGTACGTGATCTGGGAATCCGTCAGCACCACCGATGCCTCCTGCTCCACAATCTGCAACACGGGTGATACCATCATCTGTTTGATCATCTCATTCATTTGGTCTGGAATGAATCCCGTGTTCACCACAAGCTGCTCCTGCGCCTGGGTGTTGAAGTATTGCTTCTGCGCTGCGTATGCAGGCATGGATGCCACACCCGATTGCCGTGTCAACACGTTGGAGGAGTAGGTCTCCCGCTCTGCACGGATGCTCTCTACGGATTTTTTCTGAACGAGCAAATAGTCCCACGCTCCGTATTTGTTTTGGAACGCAAGGGTGAGGGGTTCGTATCGTGGTTCGCATTGCACCTCAAAGCGATACGTCCGCAGCACCGTGATGTCTGCCAAAAACTCCACCGTGTACCATTGCAGATTTGAAACGGATGAAGGTGGGTTGCTGATAAATGCAGCCAGGCACGTGTTCACCTCGTATGTCCCTCCATCGGCAAGCACACGGGCTTCGTATTCGTCCACAATATAGGCGGCATACTCGTTAAGGTTCGCAATGCCAACGGGCACATACCACATCCAATTGCTTGAATTGGTGCCTCCCGTGATTGACAAGCTGGAGAAGCTGATCACCGAATCCGATCCATCCGAGTACGTTATGCGAATGCGGTCAGGCGGTGCCTCTGCTCCCAACATTACGCCAATGGTCATGGCTTGATTCTCTTGGATGGGAATGCCAACGGGCGATTGGGGCATGGAGGTGAGGATTCCTTCGGTGTCCGTTACCACGTCTTGATTCAACCCCTCTGCAAATTCCGTCCACCCATCGTATGCCTTTATTGTTGAGGATGTTGCTGAAACGCTGCCCGTTCCCGCTGATGTGGTGTACTCACGAAACTTCACCTGCACGTTCACCACCGAGGCGATGTTATTCTGCGCAGCTGCGTCATCGTGCTGAATGTTCGTAGCCGATAGGAAAGATTCCACCAAGTTGCGAATGTCAAAGTACCCATATCGTCCCGAAACTGGATCGGGTCTGCGGGTCAGTCGGTAGTTGTAGTACGCAGGAACCGATGCGCTGCTCCCCGTCCAGATGTACACATCTGCCACGTACTTAAATCCAGCCGATGCGTATGCGGTGGAATCCAACCCGTACACCATGGGCGCACCTCCAAAGGCGTATGCGGGTGGCTGTTGAACTATCGTGATAGCCATTTACTTGTATTTTTTATTCAGTTCGTTGATTGTAAAGTCCAGGAATTGCATTACGTCCAATTCGTATGCCTGGCGCAGTTCCTCGGGCAGTTGCTTGAATCCGAGATTAAAGGGGCGGGTGTAGAAGTCAGTGGGCTTGATGCCTTTGGCCTTGATCTTAATCATCACCAACCTGGCGGTTTCAGCATACGACAAGAACTTTTTTGTTTTGCCGTCTTTGAATTGCACCTTCTTTCTTGCAGCCCACGCATAGATTGCTCCAAACGGAGGCATCTTTCCTGGCTTTCTACCTTTGTCCACCCATTCCCCGTATGCCTCCATCAGGAAGTCGAACTCAATGCTTTTGGGGTTCACCTTTGTTTCGTAGGCAAGCGAATTGTACAGCGTCTTTGTATTGTTTATTGGCCTTCCGTGCGGGGGTCTTTTGCGTGTAAGGTTAGCCCGTGACTGCGCCACTAGGTACTTGCCGAATTTATCAAGGGCTAGCTTGGTGTTCTCGGCTTTCTTTAGGTCGGGCTTTCCCGTGGCCATCAGCAGATGATCGTTGGGTTCGGGGTCTCAATTTGCAAGGTCATCTTCCAGCCGCAAAGGGTGTTCTCGAAGTCCTCATCTATCGGCTCGCATACGGGGTCGTTAACGAGGCGAAACCCATCCGTGTACAACGTGCCCCTGCGCATGGACGCAATCATCTCCTGTGCGCTAAAAAGGGCACGGTGATAGATGTCCTGCTTCATTGCTACCCCCTCGTATGAGTAGGGATCCACGTTCGGGTCTTGCTTGGAGTAGTCCACCACGTCCATGACAAGGATGTCCACATCGTAAATCACCGTCCGCTCCTGCACTTCGGCCTGGCCAACTAGCACATGGCACAAAGGGAACAAGGTCATCTTGCGCATGTCCACGTCAAAGATGTTTCCCCACGTGGTCGTATTGATATATGATGCGTTTGTGGCTGCCGTTTGGATGGCTTCGCACAACTGATAGTATCCGTATTTCATGTTTAGTAAACCTTTTACTTTACTTTTTGCAGGGCTGCGTCCACTTTGATTTTGTCAATCTCATACGCCAACCACATCAAGCATTGCTTCAATGGTGCCTCCGTGACGGCTTCAACATGTAGTACATCGCCTTGAGCGAGTTGATGGACAACTGCAAACCATCCCCACCGCTTTCCAAATTGGGCTTTGATCCCCCTCGGATCCCCTTCCCCTTCAAACACATCACTGAACTCATCTGCAATGCGAGCTGCAAACGAGTAAAAAAAATGAGACACCCCTCCACGATGTCCATCGTTGTTTCTTCAAATACCTTTCCGTCATGGATGGATGGGTCGTATTTTGCTATCTCGTACCTCCCTGCGCCCTTCTTGATGATTGGGCGGTACAATACCCCCAACCATTTGGTTGCGTTCTTGATTGGCTCCCGCATGTACTCCTGGCAGTCAATGAACTCACCCAGGGAGATGTTGTCAAGGTCGGGATGGAAACCGTACTCCACGCCATCCAGCTCTATGGTCTGGCGCAATGGGGGCTTCTCCGATAGGGCGAATGTCAGTAAACTTTTGATGTCATCCAAGTCCGCCTTTGGGAACATGGGGTACTCGTCCGCATCTATCCCGCAGAAAATTGATAGCGCAAGTTGGTCTCCCGTCTCCTCGGTAGGGTTGGCTCCAATAAAACGCTGGTAGTCCTTCAGCTTGATGTCAGCTAGGCAATTTGGTACTATTATTCTTCGTAGCATTTTTCTCGTGTGTTGTTGATATTGTCAATGTGGAAGAATTGCACGTCCTCGTACAACTGCTCTGCTAGCCCCCGTGCCATCTCTGGGGTGATTGTTTCCAGGGCTTCCTTCCAGTCGTATGCGGTTTTGCAAAGAATGGAGTTGGTGGAATTTAGGAAGGGCGTGTACGGGTGCATGTCCTGCGCAATTAGGCACGTTTTAGTAAACCCCGCCTCAATGGCTTTGAGGTTGGACTTGCATCGGTTAAATTCAGTCGGTGCCAATGGGGCGATGGCCACGTCAATATCCCGATACAATTCCCCGTAATTCGTGTAGTCCCTCCGTTCAAATGCGTGCTTTGCTTTTATCGCTTGTTGGTAGTATTCGATTGCCCACGATTCGTGCCCAGATAAGTCAATGCCGTTCCATTGCAGGTCGTAGTCGTGATGCAAGGCACCCAGGTACCCAACTCGTAACGTGTCGCTCTTGGTTTTCTCTCCCATCCATTGCTCCCGTCTTGGGTCAATGGCGTTGGGCAGGATCCAGATGGGCACATACGGGTTGATCTTTTGCAGCTTCTCGGCAAGGTACCCATTGGTCGTATGCAACTGATCTGCGATTTTGATCGTGTTGATGATGTGCGTTCCCTTCACCTGGCTTTTGCTGGAATGGTTGTGGGGTAGGTTCCACCAATCGTCAATGTCCAGGATCAACTTGATATTGTACGCATTCAGCATCGCACGGAACTGCCGATGGTCTTTTGAGGCAATGCCTCGGTTGACTACTAGGTACGAAACGTGTTCCTTCAATTTGTCCAGATCCTCAATGGTTCCAAACTTGACCATATAGCCACGCATCAGCATGTCCTCGTACGGCACCTGGAGGCGGTGGTAAAATACCCCGCTCTCTTTTCCAATTACTAGAATCATCTCAAAGAATATCTGCCAAAGTTAGGGTTTGCCTTCTTGTTGAACACCGCATAGCGGGCTGCGTCAATGGCGTGGTCGAATGCATTAATCGGCTTGTTGAGTAGGTTCCCGTTCTTGTCCTCCACCCACTTGTAATTTTGTAGCTCTTTTACTAGGTTCTTGCTGCGTGGGGTCACTACTAATTTGTAGCGTTTCAGTTGGTCAATGCCTGCCATCACGCTATCCGCCCCCTTCAATGTGGGCTTGACGTTCCACCCGAATTTGTGCAGCTCGTCAATGCTCTTGGGTTCTGCGCTATCCGCAAAGATCTCGGCACGCCTATCAAGCCCCAGGGACGCAAGGGTATTGTGAATGTCTCGGTTGGTCATTCCCGTTTGGTATATGAACTCGTCCATGTACAGATTTGTGCCGTGTTCGTACACACCCACAAGGGTGGTCGGGTCGTTTGTGTAACCGAAGTCCATTCCATAAGCTAGTAATTTTGCGTCTGTGGGGATCTCCCCCGTGGTGAATGAAAAGATGGCTGCTCTGTTACTGCCACGCTCTCCTAGTCCATATACCCGCCAATAGTCCTCATCGGTATCACGCAGGCGTTCGATCTCCTCAACGATGATTTGATCCAGAAAGGGATTGTCCAGGTACGTGGTCTGATAGAAGTCGCAATCGTTGCGGGTGATTACCCTATCATAGATCCAATGGAACGTATCGGAGGGGTTGTAGTCCAATACGATCTTGCCATCCGTACGGAAAATGAGCTGCTGCCAATCCTCGTAGAACAACTCGTTCGCTTCGTTGATGTAGAGCATGTTGCGCTTACGCCCCCGTATCTTCTGCGGTTGGTCAAGGGAGATAAACTCAATCATGTTGCCATTGAGATGGTACTCATGGCTGCTCATGTTGTGATGCTCCTCACGATACAAATCATGCGTGCGCAGGATCTCAAGGAAGTCACGCATCACGGACGCACGCAGGGATGGAAAGGTCTTTCTGCATATCGTCACCACCTTTCCCGAATTGGTAGCGCAATAATGAAAAATAACCCACAGCAGGATATTGTACGTTTTCCCGCTGCGAGTTCCCCCTTGCTCAACTGTGATGCGCTTGTCGCTTTTGAGCAGGTGTTTGAAAACCTTATTCGTCTTGATCCGTGTCAATGACCTCTACCTCAAATTGCTTGCTCGTTGAGATGTCCAACTCCGTGCGCTCCACGTAGCCCCGCTTTTTGGCTTTTGTTTTCAAAAAGAAAATGGTGGCCGTGGAGTTGCCCTCCTTGATCTGCTTATGCAGTTGCGATTCCACGAAGTCAATGGTCAGCTCTCCGATTGAATCGACTGCTGCTTTGTAGTCCGCATCCTCCCGCAGCCATCGGTAATGCGTCTCACGTGATATGTCAACCGATTTGCATGCCGATGTCACGATGCCGAGGGATTTCTCCAACGCTTCGATCATGGCCTTTTTAGTAATGTCAGTTTTGGTCATACTCCTTTGATTGGAATGTTTACTTTTTTGGCGTTGAGCAAGTCAGTCATTTTCTCTGGGGGGATCTTGTACTGAATGATTTTCTTCCCCCACTTCAACATGATCTGCTTGCAGTATTCGATCTCTCTCTCCCTAGTTCGGTAACTTACTATTCCTCCTTTGTTGTCACCGTGTTCGCATATATAGTGGAATTTGTTTAACCGCAATACCTTTCTGTATTTGTTCAACTGTTGGATGGCCATATCGTAGTCATCTTTGGTTCCCACTCTCTCGTCAAAATATAAATCATGATCCAAATGTGCCTGGAAAGGGCCAAGGATGATATTGCTCAAATTGAATGGCAAAAATTCCTTGTATATCCGATTGTCCTGATTCTGTGCCAATCCCCACATCTTCACCCCAAATTCTTCAGCAAGTAGAAAATTGTGTTCAAAGAACCCACTCAACACATTTTTGTCTAGGATCTTGATCTTATGGTTCCCGTCCACCTTACCTCCTCTGCTTTCATAGTACCCGATCTCCGAAACGTCATCATCAATCATGATCAATGGGCGTGGTATGTTTCTCAATATCCAGTTGCGTTTCCGAACGATGTCACCGTCCTCTGTGTCTGGCAAACATATCACACGATCCTCACCAACAACCGAAACGTACTCCTCTCTCTGGCTTTCTGGCACGCAGTATTTAGCCATCAAAAAATAGTCCTTGCCTTTTAGATCATGTGATCGCTTGTAGCTCGGTATGATTACATTCATTAGATGAAATTTTTTCCGTTCACAACACGACCAATCCCGATCTTTTTCGTCTTGTCTGAACTGTCCTTGCTTTTGACTTCCTTCAATCCGTACGTTTCCTTGGCCACCTCCCAATCCATCGGATTGTCAAAATACAGTACGATGTAATTATGCTCCATCATTAAATCATCACTGAACTCGATCTCCCCTATTTCTGGGATGTCCTTGGTCTCTTTGATCTCCTCGGCATTGATAGGCAAATCAACGCCCCACAATTCCAATTTGTCAATGTCCCATTCGTTCGCCAACGTGTCCCAATCCCAATCACCAAATGATGAATTGTCCTTGATCATGAACTCGGCTTGTTGCTCTGGCGTTAGCTGATCGGCAATTACAACTGGCACCTCTTTCAATCCTGCCTCAATACATGCACGCAATCTCATGTTGCCTCCAAGGACAACCATGTCATTGTCAACCACGATAGGCCGCAGTTCTAGCATTTGAGGAAATTCCTTGATGCTTTGTACTAGTTTCTTGAACTTGTCACCCTTGATGTATCGGGGGTTGGTCTTGTTTGGGATGACCTGGGAGATAGGAACGTGTTTCATCTCAAATAGTTATAATAGCAAAGGTACTCGTTAATCACACGTGTTGTGCCTTTTTTGTACACCTCCTGGGCAAATAGCCCATCCGCCTCATATAGCATTTGGAATCGGCTCTTGCCAATGGTTCCGATCTTTACCATGAATGAGGCGGTATCAATGTTCCCTACCCGTGGGGATTCCGTTGCCCGCAGACGTGGCTCTCCATTGCGGAACACCTGCGCCCAGTTCACAAAGTCCTCGTTGCAGTCCTTGACGGCATTGTACCAATCGGGATGGATGATATTGTCATCGTCCAGAAAATACACGTAGTCGTTATGGCTTGCGCTTATTTGCAGGTAGTCAATCGCTGCGTTGCGCAATGGCGCACCCCACGCACCACCAAAGTTGGAACGCATTACATTTATTCCTTTTGGGATGTTGCTCTTTCGTGTGGAGTAGTCCAGCATCACAAGCCATTTGCACTCCGCTGGGATGCTCTCACGTAGGTATTCCAGGTTCTCTGGACGGGAGCAGGGCGTGATGATGTGGATCATTTTGTACGTACAAATTTTACGCACTCATTGAATGCGTCATCGTTGATCTCCTCGCTCTGGAACTCCAAAATGAAGTTGCGCCCCTTTCTGCGGTACACCTCGTAATGGTGAATCATGACCCCTGCCATGTCCACGTTTACTCGCAAGATGTAGTGGCGGTTGATTACGGCATCAAGGGTGAACCCGTGATAGGTGGTGTTGGTGGATTTCATATAGATATTCTTTGGTTAATTTGGTTCCGAAGTCGGCCTCATGGTGGCAGGGTCGGCACAATGCCATCAGGTTCTCAATCACATCTCGGCTCTTGCTCCCACCCATCCCCCTGGGGTTGATGTGGTGAATGTCAACAGCACGGGATCCACACACCTCACAAGGCACAAACTCCACGGGGCTGATGCCCATGGCTTGAAAGTATATTTTAGTGTGCTTCTTCATACCGATCGCCAAGGTACACAGCCCCAGTTATTTTTTCCAGCTTTATTTCGGTTGCTGCTTGCAGTCCGTATCGGTCAATGAGTTGAAGCATCGCCTCTTTGTCCGCTCGCACACACGGCAACTGCTCCCATCGGCTGCTGAACCACACCTTTTTTGTCTGGGCTTTTTTGGCTTTCTTGTAACTGATCACCGCATCCACCATCCAGATTGCCTTGCTTGGTTCGCAGGCCATCAGTCAAAGTTCAAATTGTTGTCCGCCATCAATTCACGCAGGCGGTCACGGCAGGCATAGTACGCTTTGATCTCCTCCTCGTGCATTCCATCGTGCGAGTATTTGGTATTGCTCCGAAGCCATTGATCCAATTCCCAAAGGACGGAGTGCATTCGGTGGCCTTTTGTTGCCATATCAAACTCAATCTGATCTTCTGGCAAGTTGTATTCTAGCGTTGCTTTCATTTTAATACTGATTTTTTTGAGACCTTCATGTTATCTAGCAAAGCAAAAGATACATTCGGCTTCCTTGCCCAGTCATCGTTGTTATCAATAGGCCTATCGGATGGTACGAGATCCTGCGATGCATAAACAATTACATTTTTTAGGCCGTGCTTTTCGATCAATTCGTCCTGCCTACCTCCGTAACTTGCTGTAAGCGTTAGGTTTTTTGGGATCTCGTTAATTCTATTCACCCAGTATTGCAGTGACTTCGTGTACGCCCACATTTCAATGTCGGGATTGTCATTTGCAATGGCGATCCACATATCAAAGTATGCTTGATTAAAAAAGTCGCCAGCAGCGTGGATGCGGATTGCCTTGCAATCTTTTGGAATTTTTGGGGCGGTTCCGCTTTTTACAAGTTCAAAATTTCTCCAACGATGCTCACGAACGGCTGGGAATCTTTCTGGCGATGCTGCATAGCATCTGTATTGCCCTTTCTTTACATTAAATTTCCCAGTCATTCGATCAACCGTAACCTTGCACTCCAAAGCAAATGGGCACGTAGATCCAGTCGGTAGGTTCCACTCGTAAACCACTCCGCTGTAATACTTTTTATTCTTTACGAATTTTCCTTCCATCTTTATTTGTCGTTCATATTTTTCGAAATTTGATACACAAAGTGCGTTTTCTATCAAAGTTGACCCACAATGGTGTAATTGTCCAGCTCTGGCTCCTCCACTCCCATGAAAAACTCCTTGTACAAGGCGATGGCTTCCTCCAGTTTCTCCTTGCCTGACTGCAAAAAGTCGGGGGAGATGGTGTAGATTCCGATGTCCAACGAGCCCTTGTCAATGGCAATGAAAATAAACTTCTCAATCGGCACACCAAAAAGGCGGGTGTAGATGTAGGCCTGCATGTCGTACCCGTATTTCTTTGCACTGTACGGGAAGGCACGCAGGTCGCTAGTGGTTTTCAAGTCGGCAATAAACCCAGGGGAGTAGATGTCGGCTTTTGCTCGGAAAGGCAAGCCCTCAATATACCCGATCTCTGGCACCTCAAAGCTGCACCCCTGGATGTACCCCATCACCGCCTCGTTGCGAAGCAAAGCATCTGCAATACGCTGCGCCTCCTTCAATTCCTTTGCCGTGATTATTTTACCGCCTCGTGCTTTGGCCTCCTGCCAGGTCTTTGTGTTCTTGCTTTGAACGTCAATGACCTCGTAGTCCGCCATGAGTTCGGGTTGCAGCACCATCACGTGCGCAAGTTTACCCACAGTGAACGCATCGCTATCCTCCTGCCCATATTTGGTAACGTAGTGGTAGGTCTTGGGGGATTGCAATAGCAACTTGCATGCGCTGGACGATAAGGCGGAACGGCCTAGGTTGCCATAATAAAAATCGTCATCCATCATTTGATCCAGGAGCGTCTCACGATCCCAGGTCGTGCCGTTAAGTAGTTTAATTACTTTCATTTGGTTTGTGTAAAATAGAGTTAATGTCGTTTACTAAAAAGAGCTTTCCACGTTCGTCCTGCTCTACCTTTAACCATACCTCCTCCAATAGCTCTAGGTATCTGTACACGGAGCGGACGGTTATTTTCAGCGTCTTTGAGAGATAGTGATGGGATTTGCTTTCTCCAGATTGCAGCTCTTTGATCATCTGGAACACCCGATACATACGGTGCTGATTGTGCATGTTTTTATTTTAGATTGGTTTTGGATGCTTCTCTGCGTTTGCGTTCCTTTTCTGCACGGCAGAACTTACAATCCGCACGTTGGTAGTACACGATCTCGTTCTTATTCACCCGCTTGCAGTGAGTGAAATACTTTGCCTGCACCACCTCGTGACACATCGTGCATTCACGATCCACAAGCTCCTTGAAAATGCGTTGCATCAGAAGTGCAGGTAGTTAAAGTCCTGCTCCATCGCACGTTGATACAACGGCTCCCAGTTAAACCCTGGCACCATATCGGGTTGGTACGGGTACTGATCAACGTCACCTATGCCGTAAGCATCCACAACGTCCAACCTCCAGCGCATCATGTCATTCACGGACTTGAATCCTGCCCATGCTGCAAATACCTCATGGTAATCTCCTGCGGTGTCCTCGGGAGCGAGGCCTTGGTTCTCGGCCTCGTACATTAGGTCGGTATAAGTCACTTGCATAGCACCTGGGCAATATAGGATGGAACGATGAAGATCGCCAGGAGGGCGGTGCTTACGATTAGGTACCACGCCAACCATACAGTGACATCTTGGAACCAGTTGATCAGTTTGTCTTTCACTTGATTGGTTTTAAATGATACCCAAAACTAAAAAAGATATTTCAAATGGCAAAATTTTATTTACATTTTTTTCTGCCATTGCGCATAACATATTGAAAGTCGCTGCTTTGCGTCTGAAAATTCTTTGTTCATAACGTCATCGGCCATGCAGCGTTGCACAAATTCCTGCTGATCTTCCGTGGGTTTAGGGTTGGGTATTGGCATAGTTTAGGATTTTGAATGTTTTAAGGGGTGCAATGTCTATCAATTCCAAGCGGGAGATTACGTCCTGCCTGCCTTCTCTGTTGTACAATTTGTGGTACGCCTGCTGCTTGGGTACAAATTCCTTCACCACCAACCGCTCACACAACGCAAGCAGCTCGGTTCGTGATACCATTGCAAGACCTTGGATGGCTTCAATATCAAAGGCAATGTATTCGGCCTGACCAAATAGCCACCCGTCATTCCCCCTCACGTTGATAAACTCAACCCAAATCTCTCCTGGGTAATTGTTTCCCTTCACGTCAACCGATGTCTGGCCACCTGGGCGCATCACCCAATAGTCAATGTGGTAGTTGATGTCCTCGTGCCTCGTGGATTGGCGGCATTGGTAGCCGATGGCAGAGCAAGCGTCAACGAATCGCTGCGCACTCACCCTGCCCAGGTGATCACTATCCGACCACCTCTGATTGCTCACCATAAGCTGAATGCAATGCGGTCAGTTCCTTGATCCACGACCCCCACAATTTAGGCGAGCAAGTACAAGGCACGACCATTTTGTGACGGAAGGTACGGGCGTGAATCTTTGCAATCTCCTCCCGCTCCTGGGCGGTCAGCTTATGCTTGCCGATCACCGTCCCCAGAAACTCATATTCCTGCTGCGTCAGGCATTCGGGTGACTTGAACGGGAACAATCTATTCAGCTTCTCCTTGCGTGCATCACAACCGCAGTCAATGCCCGTGGCCTCGCTGAACCAATCCACCGCTGCCTTGATTCCCGTTGCCGTGGTGATCGTTTCCACTACATCACCCACGCCTTTTGGCTTCCTTCCACGCTTCGTAGGTGCCTTCGGTTCGTTCTCTGATTTCATTTTTGGTCTTTTTTAAGGTTTGTCGAATTGAATCCCTGCCAATTCCAGTCCCCCTGGACAGTGCCGAGATAGTAAAGTTCGTGCTGATCTCCAATACCTGGGCATCGTACCACCGAATCGCCTTCATCTCATCACCAATGGCAGATACAAGCTCCTCCCAGGTGCGATCCTCCTCATGGTTGTATTCGTCTGTTGATGCAGCGAGCCACTTGTCCAGCTCGTACATGTCACCAAACGAGATCTTTTGCACCTTCTTTTTAGTGGCCGATATTTTCAAACACAGATTGACGCAAGCCCGATACACGAAAAAGAAATTCACCTTCCCCTCCTGGATGAAATGGGTCTTTCCTTCCGATTCTAACACCAAAAGCCGCAGGAAAACTTCTTGCACAACGTCCTCTGCGAGTTCGTAGTCCACATATCCCTTGATGAAGTTTACAAGCTTCCTGCGGTTCTGGCGGTAGAAGGTTTCGATCATGTGAACACGGCTTTCATTTGCTCTACTTTGTGCCGTAAAGATATGATTTCCTCCTGGAGTAGAGATATTTGCGTATTTTTTTGCGCAATTCTCTGGCGTAATTCGTTACGTTCCCCGACTACGGCATCAAAATCTGGCAATGTATTGTCAACCTCTTGGTACTTCATGCACTCCCATGCGATCTGATAGGCACGATGGTATGCCTCCGACTTGCGGAAGTCCAAACCCATGTAGTGCAGGATCGTGGCGTGCGTGCGTTTCATCATATCACCCAATTCAACAAGGGTGTAGTGCTGACGGACGGCATGCACGTATGCGCATCGAATGATCACGTTTGATTGCTTGCGGGTTTGATCGTCATCGTGGCCAACTAGTATGCAAAATTCTCGGTATGTCATATCTCAATGCGGTTCAGTAGTTCTTGGTATTTTTTCTTCTCCTCTTGCATCTGATGGTGCAGGGCGTTGATCTCGTTGGTCATCTGGAAAAAGCGCAGCTCTATTTCATTGTGATAGTCCGCATGTTGCTTGATCAGGGTCGCTGCGTTTTCAATGGCCTGGAAGTGCGGAAGCACATCACGGTTGCCTGCCTCGTACAGCTCCAAAAGAAAATGCGCTGCACGCTGCACGTCCGTCACCTTGGACTGCATGTAAAAATCAAACGGGAACGTAGCCATGATTCAGCAAGTTAGTTCCGTTGTGCAAAAATCCAACGTTTCCCTTCATTGATTCCAGAACGATTGGTTCGGAGTACGGGGTGATTCGTCCTCCTGTTTCGGTCTCCTTGACCTTACGCACGTGTATGTGCGTGAATCTCCAATCTACTGGGTGACCCGCATAACGATGGCACACGACTACACAGTCGGCACGGTTGCCCCACTTGCCCCCTCCTTCAATATCCGCAATTCCAACGGGCATAGGAAGGCCAGCGTATTCATGTTTGTCGTGATGCACCTTGCGCATTGCTTCCGTTACGGGGTGGGTGCTTACGATGGTGGTGATTTGGTTGGAGTGGCTGAATACCCGAAACGCACTTGCTACCTCATAGTGGTATTCGTGCATTGATACCTTGCCCAATCGGGTCTGATCTGTGCGCAGGGAGTTATACGGGTCAACAAATGCACCCGTGTAGTCCCAGTCCGCCAATGCCTCTCCGTAAATATCAAGCAGCTCGAATGCTGAAAGGATCTTGTTCGGGTTTATGAATTTGAAAAAGTCATCCAGGAAAGCCAGGTCGGAGTACATCCGCTGGGGATCAATCATGTTGATCGGCTTCCCGTTTAGGAACTCCACCAACTTACGCTGAATAGAATGCACCTCGTTCTCTGCCGTGTAGCAAAGCCATTTTTTTCCGTAGGTTATGGACTGCATCAACATCAGGTAGAACATGGTGTGCGTCTTGCCCACGTTGGCGTGACCCGTGGTAACGATGAACTCACCTGGCTTGAACCGCAGGTAGTCATCAATGGCATCGTTGCCGATGCGCCCCATGTCGAAGTATTTACCCATTTGCGCTCTTTCGAGGTACGGAAGGGTGTCCGTGAGGGAGATGATGTCTGAATGCATTTGATTGGTTTTATTTTGCAAACATATTAAAAAAAAAGAAGGTGGGGTGTTACCCCCACCCTCCTACCTAGGTGCCACCAAAACCAATCAGAAAGGCACCTCGTTTACTCGCTCTGCCATGTGCTGCGCATGGCTTACTTCTTTTTTCTCGTTTGCCATCCAGTCATTGAAGATCTGGGCGGTAGCAAGCACCTTGTCCTGGCCGATTGGCTGACCTTGACCAATGAATGCGTTGCAGTATTCAACTGCTGCTTTCAATGCTACCTGGCGGATGATTGATGCGCTGCGTGCGGAATCATCTGCGGGCTTACGGTATGCGCTTGCGCCTCCTCCATTGTATGCAGGGCGATCAATTTTGATGGTTCCTTTCTCGTTGATCGTGAAGGCCAACTCATCGCCTGGCTGATGTGGCTCGCTGGAGTTCTTTGAGAAGATCGTACCATGCCGACCATCGTCAAAGGTCATTTGGTATTTGTAGAATGTTGCACCATCGCCTGATGTCCAGGTGCCTGCGGGGGAGATTGATGTTACTTTTGCCATGACTGGTTTTTTAGATTATTTAACAAAGATACAAAAGAAAAAATTAATAACGGAGAGAAACTGGGGTGCGGTTCTTGTAGTTGTAAATCTCCTCAATGAGAGAGATGTACTGATCCACGGTGCTGCAATCCACCAACTTGGTCTGTTGGTATGTCAGCTTGTTGATGAATAGGGCTGGATCAAAATTCGGGTTGCGCATCAAACGAATCAAAGCATAGATGAAGTGCGTGCGCTTGTACCCGTTGTAAAGTGGTTTTATCCGATTCAATACGACCATAAAGAACTCGGCATCCTGCACCTGCTTCTTGGTGATTTCCATCTCCCCATTGCGGAACTTGGACATCTCGGATTGGTTGCCAGAACGAACCGCACTGTGCAAGATGCTGAATGCAGGCATGAAGTTCAAGCGGTATTGGTTTTTGAAATCACGGAATCGGATGTAGTTCTCATTGCCGAGGTCGGCATAGCCGTCTAGGTATTCGGAATTGTTCCAGATCTTGCTCACGGAGTTGAGGGTATGCACCTGCTTCAATCCGTAGCCCTGCATGATGATGTACGGAATCTCCTTCCCCATCTCCTTGCGCACAAGGAATCTGTGCTGGCCATCAATGATCTCGTAGTTCTCGTTTACGATGATTGGTGACATCAGCATCTCCTCCTCCATTGACTTGCGAAGGGAGTTGAGGTTTGCCTTGTTCACCTGGCGGTTGCCTCCGATGAAGCCGAACTTGCCGTACTGGGTTGTGAATTGGATTTTCATGTGATTGGTTTTAATTGGTTTTTTTTAACTGCGCAGCTCTTGGAGCAATGCGTTTTTGATTACCTCATTCTCGGCTTCCAGAAATTCAATTTTGGATGCCATTGCTTCAACTCGGTGCTGAAGGAACTCGATCAGCTCTTTTGCTGCATCGGGGGATAGGTTCATGCGGCTGGTGTATTCCATCAGTTCTGGGTGGTTAAGGTGAATCCAAACTCCTCTGCATAATCGGTTGCTCCGATCTCGCCCCAAACCTCCATGGTCTTGAGTGTTTCGTCTTCTTGATAGACGATGGACAAAGTACCTCCGATGAACTCGGCTTCTACTTTTTTGGCATTGTATAATGCCTCGTTCGTGATTTTGATGTTCATGTCTGATTGGTTTTAATTGTTAGACATGGCAAACCTACTACGGATTTTTTACATGGAAAAACTTTTCTACAATTTTTTTCCAATTATTTTCAGAACCCCAGTGTTTACGGGCAATTCCTTATCTCTGGAAATTGTCAATTTGGTAAAAAACTTACTTGTATCGTCCTTGCAACCGCCCCAATATCGGAAAGCATCGGCTCCAAACTTGATAGCCATGATGCAGTTGTCGTTGTCGTATCGGTAATTGTGGGTAAGGTGGATCTCGTATTCCGCCAATACGACCTTTTTCTCCAATCCCAACTGGGCGAGTAGGTGGTGCTTAATAATATCGCCCTCCTTCTTTCGGATCGCCCAATGCCTACCCGAGTAAAATTTGTTGAGTGATGGGATCTTTCCCAGTATCAGCTCATAGGAATGAATCTCCGAAGTTGCCGTGCAGGTCGTAGTGGTCTCCTTCATTGCCGTTAGACATTATTGCCCGCCAGCGTGATGCCTCCTTCTTTTCGGTATTTTCTTTCGTCTCTTGTAACGCTTTCTTGCTTGGGGTAGTCGCAGAATCCGAAGTGATTGAGGAAGGCATTGGTGTAATCGTTTTTAGCACGGCCTTCTTCTACGGCCAGGTAGTATTTGCGTCTGCTGTTGTCTGTTGGCATGTTGCAAAATTGTTCTAAAAAAAAATAAAAACAAAGTTGCGTAATTGGTTTTTTTGTTTATTTTACCAAAGTAAGTAGTATATAACTAGTTAAGTTAGTTATTTAAGTTATTAAGTTAGTTAAGTAACTAAGTAAGTAAAATTAATAATAAAATAAATCCTGCGATTTAAGCCACGTTCTACCAACAACCTATACCAACATACCACTTTTGGTATTAAATGCGTTAGAACGCACCTAAATACCCTCTATCGCTTAATTAGGAGTGCAAATCCAAACACAACCATCGCAGCCACTATCAACTGCCAAAAAAAAGAACTCACGCCCCTCTCCCTTGTCTGGATCTTTATGGGCACATTCTTGGTGATTCGGATCGTGTCGGGTATGCACGTGGCACTTACTCGGATGGTGTCCCACCTGCGCACCAACTTCACACGCACCTTGTCTTGTGTCACCGTGATGCTATCTACCTGGCGC